ATTACATTTTTAACAAATTAACCGATATTTATAACCATGGAAAAAAAAATAGTTTTAGACAAAAAAGAAATTAGTAAATTAAAAGAATTAAGACAAAATTTCACCAATTTAACAAATACTTTAGGAAATTTAGAAATTCAAATAATGAATTTAAACATACAAAAAGAATCTCTAAAAGAAACACTTTTAAATTTACAAAAAGAAGAAATAGTTTTAGCAAAAGAATTAGAAACTAAGTATGGAGAAGGATCCATTTCTTTAGATTCTGGTGAATTTTTACCCATAAAATAGATTTTTAAAAAATTTTGACATATTTATCATAAAAATAACACACAATGGCAGAAACATTAATTTCCCCTGGGGTATTAGCAAGAGAGCAAGATCAATCCCAAATCACCTCACAACCTGTACAAGCGGGAGCAGCAATTATAGGTCCAACAGTATTAGGCCCAGTAGAAAGACCAACTTTGGTTACTACTTTTTCCGAATATTTAGCTACTTTTGGTGGTGCTTTGCAGAGTGGTTCAGATGAATACTCATACTTTACAAGTATTTCAGCATTTAATTATTTCCAAGGTGGAGGTACTTCATTAATAGTAACTAGAGTAGTATCAGGTTCATATTCTGCTGCTACATCATCATTTATTTCAGGTTCAAATGCACCAGCACTTGCTGCGGGTACTGCTTTTACATTAGAAACAATTGGTTCTGGAACTATAATGAATAGTACTAGTACATTAACTTCAAAAGGAGCTTTACCAAGTGGTAGTTCTAATAATGTTAGATGGGAAATAACAACACCAGATACATCATCAGGAACATTTACACTTTTAGTTAGAAGAGGAGATGATAATACAAAATCAAAAAGAGTATTAGAATCTTACACAAACTTATCATTGGATCCAAAATCTTCAGGATACATAGCTAGAGTAATTGGCGATCAAACGACTACATTACTAGGTAGTGGAACAGCAGAACCTTACTTACAACAATCAGGTAATTTTCCTAACGCTTCAAGGTATATAAGAGTAAAATCAGTAGATAAAAAAACACCAGATTATTTAGATAATGATGGAAATGCAAAATCTCAATATACAGCTTCAATTCCAATCGCTTCTGCAGGTACATTTGGAGATGCTGAAGGTGGTATTAAAGCCGGAGCTAATTTTTATGATACTATAAACTCTACAAACACACAAGGATTAGTAGAAGCAAATTATACAGATGCAATTAATTTATTAGCAAATAAAGATGAATTTAAATACAATATTATCACAGTACCAGGTTTAGTTTATGTTGATTATCCAACACCTTTAAACTCATTAATTGATAATACAGCAACTAGAGGAGATGCTATAGTAATAGCAGATACTGTAAATTATGGAGCTTCAATTACAAATGTAATTTCAACAGCAGCAAGTATAGATTCATCATATACAGCAACATATTGGCCATGGTGTCAAATTACTGACCCAAGCACAGGACAATTAGCATGGGTTCCAGCTTCAACATTAATACCAGGAGTATATGCAGCTAATGATGCTTCAGCAGAAACTTGGTTTGCACCCGCAGGTATTAATAGAGGTGGATTAGGAGTAGTAAGACAAGCAGAAAGAAAATTAACACAAACAAATAGAGATAGTCTATATGTAGGAAAAGTTAATCCAATAGCTACATTCCCTGGAAGAGGAGTAGTAGTATTTGGCCAAAAAACACTACAAACAAGAGCAAGTGCTTTAGATAGAGTAAATGTTAGAAGATTATTAATTAGTCTAAAATCATTTATTTCACAAGTAGCAGATAATTTAGTATTTGAACAAAATACAGCAGCTACTAGAAATAATTTCTTAGGACAAGTAAATCCATTTTTAGAAAGTGTACAACAAAGACAAGGATTATTTGCTTTTAAAGTAGTAATGGATGATAGTAACAACACACCAGATGTTATTGATAGGAATCAATTAGTGGGTCAAATATTTGTTCAACCTACAAAAACAGCAGAATTTATATACCTAGATTTCAACATTTTACCAACAGGAGCTACTTTCCCGGCATAAAAACATAGAAATTAGATATTTATAATAGAATTAAAAGATAAAACAAAATGGCAGTATTAAATCCCAACGAAATATTTTTCACAGCATTTGAACCAAAACAAGCTAATAGGTTTATTATGTATGTAGATGGAATTCCATCATATATGATAAAAGAAGTAGGTGAAGTGAAAATATCACAAGAAATAGTAACTTTAAATCACATCAATGTTGAGAGAAAAGTTAAAGGTAAATCAAAATGGGAAAATTTAAGTATGACTCTTTATGATCCAATCACACCATCAGGTGCTCAAGCGGTAATGGAGTGGGTAAGACTACATCATGAATCTGTAACAGGTAGAGATGGTTATTCTGATTTTTATAAGAAAGATTTAACAATCAACGTTCTAGGTCCAGTAGGTGACGTAGTATCAGAATGGGTAATTAAAGGCGCATTTATAGTAGATGCAGGATTTAAAGGATTTAACTGGGATACAGGTGCTGAAGCTCAAACTATTGCTTTAACAATATCAATGGATTATGCAGTACTAAACTTTTAAAAAAAAATATCAAATATTACAAAAAATAGCTTGGCTCATGTCAAGCTTTTTTGTATTTTTAATATGTATTACTAGAATTAAAGTTATTAATAAATAAAAGATATGGAAGAAAAAAAACTGAAGTTTCCTACCGAAACGATAGACCTACCTTCAAAGGGTCTAATTTACCCTAAAGATAACAATTTATCAAGTGGAAAAGTAGAAATGAAATACATGACTGCTAAGGAAGAAGATATACTAACTAATCAATCATACATCGAAGCTGGCACGGTATTAGACAAGTTACTGCAATCACTCATAGTCTCCGACATAGTGTATAATGATTTAATTACTGGCGATAAAAACGCATTGCTTATAGCTGCTAGAGTTTTAGGATATGGTAAAGATTACAAATTTGAATATAAAGGAGAAGAAGTAGAAGTTGACTTAAGTGAAATTGATAATAAAGAATTTGATGAAGATTCAATTAAAAAAGGTGAAAATAGATTTCCATTTACTTTACCAAATTCCAAAACTGAAATTGAATATAAAATTCTAACAGCAAATGATGAGAAAAAAATTGCTGCCGAAATTAAAGGTTTAAAGAAAATTAACAAAAACGCAAACCCAGAACTATCTACAAGATTAAAATACATGATTGTATCTGTAGATAAAGATGAAGAAAAAAAATCAATAAGAGAGTTTGTTGATAATTATTTTCTAGCTATGGATTCAAGAGCGCTTAGAAAACATATAGCAAATACACAACCAGATGTTGAATTAACAATACCAGTAGAGACTAGTGGTGGCACGGAGGACATCACTATTCCTATTAATCTTAACTTTTTTTGGCCTGACGCAGAGGTATAGATTCGAATTATTTAATCAAATCCATGAGATAGTATTCCATGGAAAAGGAGGTTATGACTTCCACACTATATACACTATGCCTATATGGTTGCGCAACTTTACATTTTCTAAAATGAAAGAATTTTTTGAAAAAGAAGCAGCTGATTATAAAAAGGCACAATCTAATGGTAAAGGTACATCTACTGTTATTGACACAGATGGTATGGTTCAAACCCCATCTTTTATGGAAAAAGGTAATGCTTCTAAACCGGCCTATTCAACAAAACGGGCTAAAAACTAGATTTTTTAATATTTATAATCAAATATTCCAAAAATGGCCGATGGACTAAATAAAAATCTAAATAATGCTAATAAATCTGCTAAAGATTTAAAAGGCAATATGGATGGAGCTTCCGACTCTGCTAAATCTGCAGCTGATAATATGGGTAGGTTTAACGATTCAGTTAATGACTCAGCTGAATCTTTCAATGATTATAGAGACACTCTTCGTTCTATATCTGCTGAATTAGGCAATCAAATTAATAACGTAAAAGATGTAAAAAAAGAGTATAATAAACTCGATTCTATAGCAAGAAAACTTTCTGATCAAGAAGTTGGCATAAACAGGTTAAAAGATAGTCAATTAGACAAATTAAAACAAAATGCTGCTTCATCAGTTGAAGAACTTAAAAATAGAACTAATGCTCTACAAGTAGAAAAACTTACAGCAAGTACAGGTAAAGAATTAATGAGTTTAAGTGGTGCGGCATTTGAAACCACCCTTAAATCTATAGCAGCTAAAAAGAAACTTTCAAAAGAAGAAGTTACTTTAATTAGAGCAGCTAAACAGAATTTCCAAATAGAGCAAGAGTTATTAGATAAAATAGAAGAAGAAGTAGATATTCGTAAAGAATCTAATAGGTTGATGGGTATAGGGGGAGGATTGATGAAAGGTTTAAATCAATTAGGAGGAAAATTTGCATCATCTTTAGGACTAGAGAAAGTAACATCTGACATGCAAGAAATGGCAGATGCCATTGCACGAGGGACAAAATCCTCAGGTGCTCTGGGAGGTAAAATGAAAGTTTTAGGTGTTGGTGTAAAATCAGCATTTACAAATATTGGAGGTTCATTAATGGATCCCACAGTAATATTTGGAGCTTTAATTAAAGGATTTAATGATGTAGACAAAGCAGCAACTGATTTTGCAAGACAAACGGGACAAGACCTTAATGGTGTCGAAGCTTCTCTTGCAACTGCTAATATGGGTTATGTTAATATGGCTGATTACATTAAAGCAGCTACAGCATTAACCTCAGAATTAAAAATGAGTGCTACTGATATATTTTCTTCAGAAGATATTTTAGAAGTAGCTCAAATGACAGATGAAATGGGCATGGCAGGTAAAGCAGCTGCTAACTTGGCCAAATTATCTAAATTAAATGGAACATCTGTTAGAGAAAATAATGAATCTATAATACAGGGAGTTAATAGTTTTAATAAACAAAATGGTGCTGCTATAAATAGTAGAAAAGTACTAGATGACATTGCTAATACATCACAAGGTGTATTAACTAAATTTGCGGGCATGCCTGGAAAATTAACAGAAGCTGCATCAGCCGCTGCTGGTATAGGAATGAGCCTAGAGCAAGTAGATAAAATAGCAGGAAGTTTACTTAATTTTGAACAGTCAATATCAGCAGAAATGGAAGCTGAGTTATTAACTGGAAAGAGTCTTAACTTAGAAAAAGCAAGAGAAGCTGCTTTAACTAATGATTTAGCTACAGTAGCTAAAGAAATGAGTAAACAAATAGGAACATCAGCAGATTTTGCTAAAATGAATCGCATTCAACAAGAAGCTACAGCAAAAGCTATGGGCATGACTAGTGATGAATTAGCTGGAATGTTGTTACAAGAAGACTTAAAAGCTGGTTTAAATGAAGATTCTTTAAATGCTGCTCAAAAACAAACTCTTGAATCCCAAAAGAACAGAATGGCACAAGAGCAAATAGCACAATCTATAGCTAAAATAGGCCAAGCATTTGCTCCTATAATTGGATTTATTGCTAAAATAGTATCAAATTCTAAGGTAATTTATGCCTTAATGGGTGTTGCTTTAGTAACTAAACTAGGTGGTCTTACAAGCATATTTGGTAAAATGGGCAAAGCATTTAGTGGTATTCAAGGTGCAGGTAAATCTATGATGGGGTTTTTTAATAAAAGTGAAGGTGGATTTAAAGGATTAATCTCCTCCGCTAAAAAATATGGAAATTCATTAACAGGTGCATTTAAAGGTACTGATGGGGAAGCTTCAGGTGCAAAAGATAAAATTTCAGGTTTAAAAGATAAAATTACAGATAAATTTAAAGATAAAGTAGATGATATTTCGGATTCTGCAGATAAGTCAAAAGGAATAGATGGAGATGCAGGTAAAGGAGTTAAGGAGTTTTTAAAGGGACTATCAGAAGGATTAAAATCTATGGCAAGTATGGAAGTTGTTGGAGGTGCTCTTGCTCTTATACCAGCAGCAATTGGTCTTACTGCTATGATCCCCGGATCAGTAGGTGCTTATTTAATATCAAAAGTAGATGGTGAAGGATTTAAAGAAGGACTAGTAGGAATCGCAGATGGTTTAAAAGAAATAGATGGTCAAGCAATGTTAGGTGGTTTAGCTTTAATACCAATAGCTTTAGGGCTTGCTGCTATGCTTCCTGGAGTAGTAGCAATTTTAGCAATTTCTGCAGTTGGGCCTCTAGCTGAAGCTGGATTTAAAGGATTAGGAAAAGGTTTAATGTTTTTTGGGGATAATTTTGGTAAAATTATTCAGGGATCGCTTGCATTAGGGATTGCTGGTTTGGCAGTTGCAGGTTCTTTTGCATTAGCTTTAATGATGATTAAAGATGTAGATCCTACACAAATGATAGCATTTGCGGGTTCATTAGCAATTTTTGGAACTACTGCAGCCTTATTAGGTAGTTTTAGTAGTCTAATAATTCAAGGAGCACTAGCATTAGGAATATTAGGTTTAGCATTAATCCCAGCAGCATTTGCATTTAATTTAATATCTGGTGTAGATGTAAACAGTATGATTGCATTTTCTATAGCATTACCTTTATTAGCGTTAGCGGCAGCAGGTTTAGGATTTATAGCACCTTTTATTTTAGCAGGGTCATTAGCAATAGCAGCATTAGGTTTAGCCATAATACCAGCTGCAATGGCATTTGGGATGTTAGCAGGTTCTGGATTCACAGACCAAATAGATTCTCTTTCACAATTAGCTGTATTAGGTTCTGGACTATTTGGAGTAGGAGCAGGTTTAATAAGTATTGCAGCTGGATTAGGAGCAATGTCATTAGCTGGATTATTAGCTATGCCTACTTTATTAGCATTAACCGCTTTAGGAGCAGTTTCAGGAGGGTTAGGTTCAATATTTGGAGGAGCTGAAGAAACAGATAATGGAAACCAGGATTCTGCACTATCTGAAAAATTAGACCAAGTAAATAATAACATTCTTAAATTAATATCAGTTGTAGAAGCTGGTGGAGATGTTATCATGGATGGGGCAGTCGTAGGAAAAACAGTATCTATGGCGAGTTCTAAAATTGGTTAATATTTATAATAAACATTAAAACAAATATTATGTCTGGATTATTAAATAAATTAACAAGTGAAGGATCAGGTTTTACCAAATTATCAGGTGGAGATGGTCAAATTAATGTGGGTGCAACCCAACAATCAAAATTACATGCTTTTGGAAACCAAGCAGGTTATTCTGTAGATGGAGCTTTTACAGGTGAAGTAAATGATGCTTTTAACGCCTATGATGATGGTGTAATTAACCAATTACCTCAACCATCAGGATTAGATTTAAATGGTGTACCACCTGCATCTTCAAACTCAGATGGAGGAGTACCTGCTATTAATTCAACTTTTTCTAAAGGAGCATATAAAAACAATCTCCCAGAAGGAAGAAGTTTTTAGTGAATGCCATTACTAGACTTTAAAACTGATCTAAAGTCCTTAAAATTTGGAAATGATAGACCTGATGGTGGTTCAAGTAACCAACCATTTGTAAAAAAAGAAATTCCAGATGATAGGAAACCCGCTGTTATTTCAGACGGAGGGCCAGATTTTATTTTAAGAGGTGGTGTTTTAGCCCCTATTAGAGCAGTAGATGATGCTATAAGGACTACTAAATTATTTTTAGATACTCCCCAAGGTCTTCTATTTACTGCAAAAATGAACCTCCTATCTAGGATGGCTCCAAAAACAATAGCTGCTCAAGGAGCAGGATATGCAGGAGGTAATATTAACCAAGGTGCATATTTACCTACATCTACTATAGCTCAAACAGGATTAGGATATAGTGGTACTCATACTAATACATTTGGTTTAAATCCTTTTTCACCCGGAGATCAAAACCCATCTTTAGCAAAACAGTTAGCATCTGGTGGATTAGTTAGATATGAAAGTGCAATTTTAGGTATTAGTGGTAATGGAGAAAGATTATTAGGAGGTCTTACATCTCCTTTATCTGGGCTTTACGATGATAAAATACTATTAAAATCACCAGACCCTAATATACTATCATATTCAGGAGGACCTGGGGCACATTTAGGAATAGGTAATACTAATATTAAATTTTCTACTATAAGTCTAGGTCAGAATAGGACAGGTATTAATAATCCCCTATATGTAGATAATTATACTTTCTTTATTGAGGGTACTAAAAAAAGTGTTTTAACATCAGATGATATAATTTTAAGCACTTTTTCAAATAAAGAACCACTTGGAAAAACAGACTATAAACAACTATTAAATGCTGGTGATGATTTTGATGCTAATATTACTAATGATGGAGGAATAACCTGGGATAATCTATCAGGACAAAGGGTGTACAAGGCAAAAACATTAGAACCTAATTTACCTTTTATAACTGCATCTAAATCAAAAAAATTAAGTGATACTGAAGCCTCTGATTTTACAAACCCTCAAGGTACTAATTATGTAGACATTGCTGGATTTGGGGGTAATAATGGTAACTATACCGATGATCTTAGTAGTGATGGTGATAAAACCTGGGTAAATACCTCAATAAATCAGATATATGAATCCGGGTCATTAGAACCTAATACATCCCCTGATTTTTTATTAGCAAATTCTAAAAGTTTAAGTGACACTGAAGCCTCTGATTTTAAAAACCCTCAAGGTACTAACTATACAAATATTGTTGGGTTTGGAGGTAATAATGGTGCTTATGCTGATGACCTTAGCAGTGATAGTGATAAAACCTGGGTAAATACCTCAATAAACCAAGTATACAAATCAGGGTCATTAGAATTTTTTAGTGGTGGGGTAACTACATCATCTAAAAATCAAACTACTGAAGATTGGATTAACCCATCAGTACAATTAAAAACCCCTACGGGTCCCACTAATTACGCTGAGTTATTAGGTGAAAGTGGAAATACATTAGATCCTGATGTAACTAGTGATAGTGGGATTGCATGGAATGAACCTAGTCATAACTCTACAACAGTAGGAGCAGGATCAACAGCTTTAAAATTTAACAGTAATGCTGTAGAAGTTACTAATCGATATAAAAATATTCAATTCACCAGCACACAAGATGCATCATCCCCATTAACAGATTTTAGAGATTTACCTATACCTCTATTAGCTCCTATTTCTAATGGTTTTAATCAGTTAAATAATGTAGTAGGCACAATGCAAGTTAATTTTTCAATAAATGCTGGAGTTGGGCAAAGTGTTTATAATAATGGCATTGCATTTGGTCAAGACGCATCAGATGCTATTGAAACTAATGTAGAATTTATAAAGGAAACAGGAAATGGAGTTGCTACATGGACTCAAGGTGATTTTGAATCATTAACCGAGAGTGACTTACACCCCCAAACTCAAGCAATAAGAGATTTTAGAGAAGATATATTAGAATTAGATCTTCCCGCTGACTCAACTAAAAAAGTATTATCTAGGTTTAATGGAGATTATAGTGCAAAAAGAATAGATATAAGAACTAATGTTGGTGACCCAGGTGCTAGAAGAAATATTCAGAATTATTCTGTAGGAGGTCAACAAGCATTAGATAAAATAACAGCTTCCCCAATTTATAGTGGAGCCCAAGCTACTCATGCTGGAGAAAAAAACGATTTAGTAAAATTTAGTATTGGTTATATTAATAATAATAATAGTGGAACTTCTAATTTTATGAATTTTAGAGCTTATATTGATTCTTTTGAAGATGCCTACACTGCAGATTGGGGTGAAACTCAATATGCGGGAAGAGCTGATAAATTTTACAATTATAAAGGATTTGGTAGAAGTATTAGTATGGGATTTAAAGTGTATGCTACTTCAAAACCAGAATTAATTCCAATGTATAAAAAACTAAACTTTTTAGCCTCAGGTTTGGCCCCAACCTATTCAGGTGGTGGGTTTATGCAAGGTAATTTATCAAGAATAACAGTTGGTGGTTATTTATTCAATCAGCTTGGATTCATTAAATCTCTTACGTATACTATACCTCAATCAAGTACATGGGAAATAGGGTTAGATAGTAATGGAGGATTAGATAGTAGTGTTAAAGAATTACCACATATGATAGAAGTAACAGGATTTACATTCCAACCAATACAAGAATTTGTACCTCGAATTGGAAACCCAAATGATTTAGGGAATACTCCTTATATAGCACTTAGTAATGGAGGAAATACAAACTATTAAAAATGGATAGATATTCAAATATAGAAATTTTAAAAAATATTAGTTATGGGGCAGATGTTACTGTAGGTACCCAATATTATGCTACCACAAAATACCCAGAAATTCCATTAAGTGAAAATGATATTTATGTTATAACAGATTTTGGTGATAGGTTAGATCTATTATCAAATCAATTTTACCAGGATATTACTTTATATTGGATAATAGCTATTGCAAATCCTAATAAACTTAATTTAGGTTCTATTAATATACCCCCAGGTACTCAATTAAGAATCCCAACTGACATAGTTGGTGTATTACAAAGTTATAATTTATTAAATGCACAGTAATGAGTATAATAGGCGAAGGATTTTCCGATTGGATGAAAAAACAAGTAGAAGTTCGACAAAGAACTTTAGGATCAGGTTTAGTAGATAATAAAAGAAATATATCATCAGCAAATACGGATTCTATTTCCCCTTTTTTAAACTCATCACCTTGGATTAGAATGGCTAGTTCTGTTGACTTAGTTCAATATAACGAAACAGAGAAAAAAGAATCCTCAGTACCTAAAAGTACTAAAACAGTATTAGATCTTTTTAAGTCCCAAGATGAATTTTCTAGTTATATTAATTCTTTTGAGGGTAGTGGATTAGCTAAAAATTTTGTGCTACATAATGGAGTAATGGCTGTGCCCAACCCATCAGCAACAATACCTGTAGCAGGAAATCAATATTCAGGTTTAAATGATAAAGCATTTAACTCTAATAGTACAGTAAATACTGGTAATATTTTTGGAGGTACTTATGGATTTGGTTCTTCTGTAACATTGCAAGATGGACAAGGTCCAGTTCCTATGCCTGGAATAACATCAGTTTCTTTTAGTTACCAAAATGATGGTGCCCTATCTAAGGCATCAGTACAAATAAAGGCATATAGTCAATTCCAATTCCAACTAATAGATGTATTATTTCAAAGACCTGGGTATACTGTATTATTAGAATTTGGACATACTACTTTTTTAGATAATTTTGGAAATACTCAATATGCAGGTCAAGGTGAATATGCAACAACATCTCCTTTTAATAAAATGTGGGAAGGTTCTTTACCACAATATAAAATAGCATCTGAAATTGCAAAAGAAAAACAAAAATGGTGTGGAAATTATGAAGGTAATTTTATGAAAATTTCTAAATTTAATTGGAAATTTAATCCTGATGGAACCTATGATATAACTTGTAATTTAGTAGGATGTGGTGATGTAATTAATTCGTTAAAACTGAATACAGCTCCCAACAATCAATTACAATTAAAAGCAGAATCCGGTCAAGCCGCTAACGAAGAACAAAGAGAAGCTGCAGGTGAAGATGGAGTAGTAATAGTATCAGAAGCTATAGCTTCAAGTTTAAATTATGCTTTATATAGAGTATATATGACACAACAAATAGCTCAAGGAATTAATACTGGTTATGGAGCTTGGGCTAATTTTGTAAATTTTTTCTCAAGTCCTTTTGCTAATATAAAAATAGCAGAGGCTATTATCCCAGATTTTCCAACCCCTAATTTTTCAATTATAAATAATGATGGTTCAATAGGAACATATAACCCTAAAAAAGATCAAAATAACCCACAAAGGATATTCACAAGTTTTAAATATAATAAAAAGGGAATTACAATAAAGGGTGGTACTATGTCTGTTAAAAATGCAACAGGTTCAACTTCAAGTACATATACCCCCCAAACATATATTACTTTTGGACATTTAATGGCTTTATTATTAACTAATTGTAATCTTGTAGATTCTAATAATATCCCATTAACTTACCTAAATATGAATTTTCAAAATTTAGATGAAGATAGTATTTTAGTAAAAACCTTTCCTGGTCATTTTTCTGCAGATCCTAATATATGTGTTATCCCTCCAACAGTGATTAATAAAGATGTATCAGATGGTGCATTTCAAAGACAAGAAAAAATAGGTAATTATGATTTTGTTAAAGCAATGGCAGTTCCTGAAATTGCAAAATTTGCAGTAGAAGGTGAACCTGAAAAAGGTAGATTAGCATGTGTATATTTAGACATTAATTTTATAGCGAGTATATTAAAAAATAATAAAGATAAAGAAGACCAAAGTATATCAGTCCTTTCATTCCTCCAGGGAATATTATCAGGAATAAATGAGGCTTTAGGAGGTATAAATAATTTTAGAGTATTATTTAATGAAAATACTCATATGATTGATATTGTAAATCAAGTTCCTTTTAATGACAAAGAAACTGACAAAACCCAACCTAATTTAACTACTATAAATACTTTTGGTTTAACCCCAGGACAAGGATGTTTTATTACTGATTTAAGTTTAAAAGCAGAATTAACTGATAAATTTGCAGCTCAAATATCAATAGGAGCTCAAAATAATGGGAATACAAATGGAACTAATGCAGGTTCGTTTTCATCATATAATTATGGTTTAATTGACAGAATAACTCCAATTAAAAAACAAGTTAAAGAAGGAGATGCAGTTAAAGATCCCCCAGAGAAAAAAAATACATTTACCCCAGACCCAGACCCAATTGGTACTATTTTTAGTGATAAAGTTTCAGAAGTTTTATATGAAGTATATGAAGATTTTGAATTTACATCTGAGTATGTTAGCACTTTAAAAAATATACAAAGTGATTACTGTAATGCAGTTATGGGACATAAGGCATCTGGAAAAACAACACCTGATGGTAAAGCAACAGCAGCAGCACCATTTTTTTTACCATTTAATTTAGGTTTAACCATGCATGGAATATCAGGTATGAGAATTTTTCAATCTTTTAAAACAGATGGAAAAGTTTTACCTTATACCTACAAAAGTGATAATGTTCAATTAATCATTAAAAGTTATAGCCATAAAGTAGATGTTGGTGGGTGGGAAACTAGCATTGAAACTATGACAAAACCTATAATGGGACCTATAGGTAAAAACCAATCAAATCCTCCACAAAATACTAGTACAACAGGAACTGCAGGTTCAAGTAATTCATCAACATCAACTTCAGCCCCAGTAACAGATGAAGGAACATACACACCAGACCCAAATGGTACTATAACTAGTGGTTACCCATTAAATAAAATTTATTATGATGGGCCTACAAATAAAACACAAATTTATCTCCACCACACAGCAGGAAGACAGAATATTAAAAATACAGTTCATGGTTGGAATAATAGAACTGATCATGTTGCTACTCATTATATAACAAACAATGCAGGAGAAAAAGAACAATTATTTGTAGATGAAGCATGGGCTAACCATTTAGGATTACCTGGATCTACATTTAAAAAATTCGGGGTTTCTTACCAAAATTTAAATAAAGTAAGTTTAGGTATTGAATTACAAGCAGCTGGAGGATTAAAGAAACAATCAAATGGTACATACCAAACATGGTTTAAACAAAATCTCCCATTATCTAAGGTAGCAAGACCAGTAGATAAAAATGGTCGTTTTACAGAATATAAAGGATACCAATATTATGAAAAATATTCAAATGCTCAAATTAATAATATAAGACAAATAGTAACAGGATGGATGAGTAAATATGGTATTCCTTATACATTTAATTATGATGAATTATTTACATTAAATAAAGTACCATTAACTGGTAAGCCTGGTATTTATACACATAATAGTGTCCGTACAGATAAATTTGATGTATTTCCTCAAAAAGAATTAATTGACATGCTAAAAAGTATACAAACGTAATGTATTATCCTAAAAGTAGAATAATAGAGGGTCTTTACACTAATGGTGGAGAATTTAAATATAAAATTAATAATGAAATCTACATTGGTTATTATCATAAATTTTATAATGGGAAAACATTTTCAGGAAAAACACAAAATTCCCTCCCAAAACAAGAAATTATCCCAATAATAGGGAATTTAAATTCTGATGTAGATAAATTATATATTTTAAATACTGATACTAAGATAGCTTTATTTTTAAATGACCCTGATCCAATAGTAGACATTAGTAAATGGAACCAATCAGAAATTATTAAATATTTAAAACTTAAAGGTTTACCAACGAATGAAGATAATCCTAGAAATGTTCCACAAATCTATTATCCAAACCCAACAGATAAAGATTATGAAAATAGGACAATAAAGAGATATTTTGCTATGAAAATAAATGAACGAGATGTTTTTGTAGAGATATCAAAAGATACATATAAAAAGTTAAAGGATCAAGATAAAAAGTGGATGTGGGAAAGGTACCAAATATTTACTTTAGTTTGGACTATAGTGGGTGAAACCAAGTCACAAGTAGAAGAAACTAACAGAAATATATTATATCTTAAGCAAAGAGAAATAAGAAGAAATGGATTAATAGCATATTTAAGGGGCAACTATTCTAAGTTTTTTAAATCACTATCCCAATTAAAATTAGAAATGGCACCCCCTCAATCTAAAAAGATAAATAAAACTCCTCCTAATGCTAATCCTATCCCACCTTCACCATCTGAAGTAAGATCTAAAAAGTTTTTCGATAAAAAGGAAAAATTAGAAGTAGCAGAAATATTAGCATTAAACCGAGAAATTGAAATGAAAGAAGGTCAACAAAAATCAAATAAACCCCTATTTGGTAACCCTGATGTTAAAGAAAATATTTCTGAAATTCCTGAAATCCCAAATGAAATAAATGATCCAATCCCACCTACTAACTCCTCTCCTTCAACTACAACTGGGGGATATTAAATCTAGTTCGTATATTTAAGTCAAAATTAAAGTTATGTTTTGGTTAGTTGAGACAGAGGATCAATTAGATAGGTTATACGAAAGCAATTTTAAGGAGGCATTTATTGAAATAATCCCTTATGATTATAGAGAACACCCATGTCAAAGCCAAATTTGTGCGGTTTATATTAGACCTTTAGAATCAACAAAAGGATTTATTATACCTTACAACCATAGCGAAACATTTAAAATAGACATAAATAAAGCAGAAAAAATAATAGAGAAATTTGATAAGATATACGTTAGAGATAAGAAAGAATTTTTACATTACTACCCAATTCAAACTCTTTTCGACATTACTTTACATTGTCCTACATATATACCAGAACAAACACCGACTCATTATCATTTTCACAAAAATAATCAAAACGCCTATAACGCGAGTATATTAATTCCAATCGTTAAGCACTATGAGTATTGTGAAAAAATTTTTAATAACATTAAATCGCATATAAATGACCAAATCAATGAATTTTACAACAACGACGCCACAATGGTGTTCAACGCTATCGAAAGAAATGGAATACGAATTAATAGAAGAGAATTTGAAAAGAACTTTCACGTACCAAATTCCGATTTCGTATTTACACAATTTAACTTCAAAACCCTCACAAGAAGACCCTCAAATAAATTTAAAAAAGTAAATTATGCCGCGCTCAAAAAAGATAATGGTGAAAGAAAATCTTTCATTCCCAATAATGACCTTTTTGTGGAATTGGATATTAGTGCTTATCATCCTACCCTTTTGGCTCATTTGGTACATTACAAGTTTAATACTGATGACATTCATGAAGCTTTTAGTAAGATGTATGGTGTTGACTACAAAACAGCAAAAGAAATTACTTTTAAACAGCTTTACGGAGGAATTTTTAAAGAATACAAAGAACTAGAGTTTTTTAAAAAGGTTCAAAAATATATAGATGAACTGTGGCAAAAGTTCCAAAGCGATGGTTACATTGAAGTACCGATATCAAAATGGAAATTTAAAAAAGATGAACTGGAAAATATGAACCCGCAAAAACTGTTAAATTACTTACTTCAAGGCTTGGAGACCGCAATGAATGTTCGTATATTGTGGGAAATAATGAAGGTGTTAAAAGGTAAGAATACAAAAGTTGTATTATATACTTATGATAGTTTCTTATTTGACCTCGATAAGAGTGAAAAAGATACGTTTAATTTAATTTTAAAAATATTTGAAAAATACAAACTAACAACAAAAATGAACTATGGAACAGACTATGATTTTAGATAAAGAGGTCAATACGTATAAGGTGGACGATTTCCAAGATTTCTCCACATTAAATTTACACGATTTGAACAATAAGCTATTTTGCACCTTTACTACCCTAGAAGAACTCGATGGGTTAATTAAAAGCATAACATCCAGCTATGATATCATGTACAACAAATTATTTGTTCTTCATGTAAAAAGCAATGATGAATATGTTTGCACTTACAATATTGATCAAGGTAACGTATCTGATCTTCCTAAAAATACAATCCTAGTACATAGAAAAAAAGATTCCAATACATTATATACTATTAATGCTCTTAATGAGTTAATTAAAAAGTTAAATAATGGTATTGTTGATACAAAATTTCCAATAGATTGGAAACATTACCGAAATACCATCTTGTTAACACAACATGATGAGTTAAGACAATTAAAGACAAAAATCCACAAGATTATTGAACTTTAATTTGGATTATTGAAATCAAGTTATTATATTAAAACAAAAGTTATAAATTATGAATTTAGATATCATCAAACAAAAATTAGACTCTTTAAATAAGCAGTCAACAAACTCCCAAAACGGAGAAAGAAAACAATTATTTTGGAAACCTACAGTAGGTAAACAAATAATTAGAGTAGTTCCTTCAAAATTTAATAAGGAATTCCCATTTACAGAAATGAAATTTTACTATGGAATTGGTAAAAAAGTAATGGCATCACCCTCAAATTGGGGTGAAAAAGATCCAATTATCGAATTTTGTAAGAAATTACGTGATTCATCAGATAGAGAAAATTGGAGATTAGCTAAAAAATTAGAGCCAAAAACCAGAACATTTGCCCCTGTTATTATAAGAGGTGAAGAAGCTGAAGGTGTTAAACTATGGCAATTTGGAAAAGAAGTATACGATGCTTTCTTAAACATGGCTTACGATGAAGAGATAGGTGACTACACTAACATTGCAAATGGTAGAGATATCAAATTGACAACAGTAGGACCAGAATCTACAGGTACTCCTTACAATAAGACAACAATTGGACCATCATTAAAATTAACTCCATTATCAGATAACCAAGAAACAGTTACTGAATTGTTAGATAATCAAGTTGATCCAATGAAAATCTTTAAGCCACTTTCTTATGATGAAATGAAAAATGCATTACAAGAATGGTTATCACCTGAAGAAAGTGAAGGTTCTATATCATCTGAACCTGCAGTAGCATTTGATAGTGATAAAAAAGAGACTCCAAAATCTAATTATTCATTAAAATCACCATCAAAATCAGACCAATTTGATAATATGTTTAATGACAATAAGTCTTCAAAAACTGAAGATGATGGTTTACCATTTTAATAAAAATACATGCCAAGAAAAAAATCAATATCAGCGGCTGTGTCCTCTGAAATAAGATCTAATTTTAATTTAGATAATTTTAAAAATAAAAAAGGTCTATCATCAAAAGCCAAATTTAAAGACCAGGAATGGATCCCTCTTTCTGATGCTTATCAAGAAATAACATCTGTTCCTGGAATACCTATGGGGCATATTGTTTTGTTAAGAGGACATTCAGATACAGGTAAAACAACCGCTTTACTAGAAGCTGCAGTATCCGCACAAAAAACAAAGATACTGCCTGTTTTTATTATTACTGAAATGAAGTGGAATTGGGAACATGCTAAGCAAATGGGATTGCAAATTGATGAAGTAATAGATAAAGAAACCGGAGAAATTATAGACTATACAGGTAATTTTATTTATGTAGATAGAGAAACTATAAATACAATTGAAGATGTTTCTAGCTTTATTTTAGATTTAATAGATGAACAGAAAAAAGGTGATTTACCTTATGATTTACTATTCTTATGGGATTCAATTGGATCAGTACCTTGTGAAATGTCTGTAAAATCAAATAAAAATAATAATGAATGGAATGCTGGTGCAATGTCTACTCAATTTGGTAATAACGTAAACCAAAGAATTACATTATCAAGAAAAGAATCATCACCGTTTACTAATACATTAGTTTGTATCAATAAAGTATGGACAGCAAAAGCTGAATCACCAATGGGTAAACCTAAGTTAATGAATAAAGGTGGATTTGCTATGTGGTTTGATTCTACATTTGTAGTAACATTTGGCAATATAATGTCTGCTGGAACTTCCAAAATTAAAGCAATTAAAGATGGTAAGCAAGTAGAATTTGCTAAACGTGTTAATGTTCAGATTGATAAAAACCATATTAATGGAGTTACAACAAGAGGTAGAATTGTAATGACACCTCATGGATTTATTTTAGATAATGATAAAGCATTAAAAACTTATAAAGAACAAAATGCTAAAGCCTGGAAAGAAATTCTAGGAGGTGGTGATTTTAAAATAGTAGAGGAAGACCAAAACTATGAAGATATTACCTCATATATAGGAGAACCCGAATAAATTATGAAACAAAAAGAATTATTAAAACTCCTGGACGATGTTCAGGAGAACGGAAAAGAGACTGCTTCTGGTGAAAGATTTTTATTAATAGATGGATTAAATTTATTTTTTAGAAACTTTGCTGTAATGAATATGGTAAATCCTGATGGGGTACATATTGGAGGTTTAGGTGGATTTTTTAGGTCACTAGGTGCTGAAATCAGAAGAATCGAACCTACCCAAGTATATGTAATATTTGATGGAGTTGGTTCTTCTAATAACAGAAAAAATATAATACCCGAATATAAATCAGGTAGAGATCTACAGCGTATTACAAATTGGGAGGTATTCGATAATCATGATGAAGAAGATGATTCAAAGGTAGACCAAATTGTTAGAATTATTCATTATTTAAAAACTTTACCAGTTAAAACTATATCTATTGATAAAGTTGAAGCTGATGATATTATTGCCCATTTAAGTAGAATTTTACCTAAAAATGATAAAGACAAAGCATTTATAGTATCTAGTGATAAAGATTTCATCCAGTTAGTAAGTGAAAATGTATTTTTATATAGACCAATGGAAAAGGAATATTATACTAGGCAAACTGTTTATGACAAATATAATATGTCC